ATCGATGCGCCTTTCACGGCCCATTATGACAACGGCCCCCGCGCTGTGATCTGGTCATTCTGGATCGGATTTTATAGCAGCGACCCGGCCCTGGTGGAATCCGTGCCCCAGGAATTGGCCCGGCGCCTACTGGCTGCCGGGTGGGTGATGGAGGGCCTGGGGGAGGATGTGCAATCCGATGAACCCACCCACACCGGGCGGCGATTGACCGCCCATTACATCCAGAAACTATAAGGAGGATTGAAAATGTCCGAAGTAGCAAAAATTGAGCAGGTATTTGAATATCACGGGTGCGAAGAGCTTGTCATTGCCGAGGTTCTCCGCGATGACAAAGAAGCCTATGAAACGGGCCCCGTTGAGCCTCTTATTCCCCTTGCTGAAATCGGGAAAACTACCGAACTCAACAAGGAAGTGCGCCATTACGACAACAAACCCAAACGTACAGCCATTGGCGAGGGGCCCGATGAAGTAACCGTCATCGGTGCCGGTATTACGCTTGGAAAGTTGTCCAGAATTACTGGGCGTTCTTACGACCCCGCCACCGGCGCAGCGGTTGGCACCCCCATCGATGAGCGCTATTTTGCATTGGGATACAAAACCAATGATTCGGATGGCTTCACCCGTTATGTGTGGCGCTATAAAGGCACCTTCTCCATCCCGGATGAGTCGCACAAAACCAAAGACGGTAGCGCTGATGTGAGCCAGACCGAGCTTACCTATACCGGCGTATATACCAACCATGTATTCGCCAAAGGCAAGTATGACGGCACCAAGCATGTGCCCTCTCCTGCAAAAGACTTGGTTGTGAGTGACCGCGAGGGCCTGGCCGATCTGACCACCTTCTTTGCCACCGTCACCACCCCCGACACCCTGAAAGCAAAAACGGCTTAACGTATAGGGGCGGCCCCGCGCCGCCCCTTTTCTGAAAGGGAGGAAACAATATGGAATTGAAACTGACCATCTATAAAGGGCGGGAAATCGAAAAAACCTATACCACCCAGGATTACTGCGTGCTGTATGGCACCGTGGAGGATTTGCTGGATATGCTTGATCTGGAGGCCCTGACCAGCAAAGAAAAGGGCACCATGCTTTCCGCCGTTTCCAGGCTGATGAAATCCCGGCAGGATGTTATCAATCCGCTGCTGATGGATATTTTCGAGGGCCTGACGGAAGATGAATTGCGCCGCACCCGCGCCATTGATGTGGTGAATGTGATTCTGGGCCTGGCTGGCTTTTCTTTCGATCAATTAAGGGGGTTGGCCTTTCGGGGGCGGAAGTAAAAAGCCCCAGGGGGACGGCCTGACCCTCTATCAATCCTTATTTGAAACCACCCGCATTTTGTGCAAAACCTTCCCAGCGCTTGATCCTTTCCGCATCCGGCGCACCCCTGCCCGGGAGGTTTTCAAGCTGATTCGGCGCATCAATTCACAGCCGAAAACAACGGCGCAGGGGGAAAAAGTGGACAGCAAGGGCCGCATTCGCCGCCCGGCTGGTGATGATTGGTTCTAATACCCTGGAGGTGATGGCATGCCGGACGAAAATATCAGAACTACCCTACAATTTCAGGCGGATATATCCGATTTTACGGGTGCGATGCAGGAAGCCAACCGCCTGATTAAATTATCCAACTCGGAATTTAAGGCCGCATCTTCCGGGATGGATGACTGGGCCAATACCACGGATGGCCTCACCGCCAAGCTGAAACAGCTTGCCAATGTGCAGGCCGCAGAAGAGCGGAAGCTGGAAGCCCTGAAAAAAGCCTATGCCGATGTGGTGAAGGAGCAGGGCGAAAACAGCAAGGCCGCCCAGGATTTGAAAACCAAGATCAACAACCAGCAGGCCACCGTAAACAAGACGGCCAAGGAATTTGATAAATTTTCCGAGCGGCTGGAGGATGTAGAAAAGGCCGCCGATGATGTGGGGGATGCCCTGGAGGATGCCGGGGACGCGGCAAAGGACGCGGGCAAGGAGGCCGAAAAATCCAGCGATGGATGGTCAATGACCCGTGATATTATTGCCGATCTGGCCGCCGATGCCATTTCCAGCTTTATCGATGCAATCTCCAGCGCCGCCGAGGAAACCCGGGATTATCGCCGGGAAATGGCCAAGATGAGCGAAAACGCCAAGGACGCGGGCCATGATATGGAGGATGTGAAAGACACCCTTTCCGAGGTAGCCGCCACCACCGGGGATACCGAGGCCGCCATGGAGGGCCTGAATATGCTCATGGCCTCCGGCTTTGATACCCAGGAGCTGGATAAGGCTTCCAAGGCCCTGGCCGGTGCTGCTGCCCGCTTTGACGGCCTGAATTTTGAGGCCATGGCCGAGGGCTTGCAGGAAACCCTTTCCGTGGGCAAGGCCGTGGGCCCTTTCGCGGAACTCATCGAGCGCACGGGCGGCAACCTGGAGAAATTTGACGAGGGCCTGGAGAAATGCACCACCGCCGCCGAGAGGCAGCAATATGCCCTTGACTTCTTGGCCAAGTCTGGCTTGGCGGATGTTCACGCGGCCTATGTGCAGAATCATTCCGATCTGGTGGAGGCCGAAAAGGCCCAATTCCGCCATAATGAGGCCGTGGCAAAAATGGGCGCAGCCATCGAACCGCTGGACACCCATTTTACCAATTTGAGCGCCACCCTGATGGAAAAGGTGGCCCCCGCCATCGAAAAAGTGGTGGATTTCTTCCTGGATAATCTGCCGGTGATCGAGCCCCTTGTGGCTGGTGTGGCCGCTGCTATGGCCGTGCTGGGCGCGAAAATGGCCATTTCCGGGATCATCAAGGGCGTGCAGACCGCTTTCGCCGCCCTCAATGCCACAATGAAAGCCAATCCCATTTTGCTGGTGGTTTCTGCTGTGGCCGCGCTGGCTGGTGCCCTTTCTGCTATCGCTGCCAACGAAACGAAAAAATTCGTGGATGCTGCCAAAGAATGGGCCGCATCCGTGACCCCGTTTAATGCTGCCATCAATTCCGCCAAGGCCAACACGGTGAATTTTGACAAGGCGCTATCTGCTACGGGCCGCACCATGAGCGATTTAAAAGATGCCATCACCCAGGCAGAAAACGGGATCACTGAAATTTTAAGCACCGCTATGTCCGAGCAGCGGGCCCTGCGCGAGGATGAGCTGATCCAGATTCAAACCTACAATCAGCGCATCCGGGAGCTGGAGGCCGAAAAGCTGACCATTTACCGCCAGCAGATGGAGGCGGAGCTTACCATGCTCCAGCATCGTGGGCAAGTCACCCAGGAAGAGGCCGCCCAAACCCTGGCCAATCAGCGGGAATACCTGGCCCAGGCCAATGAGGCCGCCCGCCTGGCCTATCAGAACGAATTGATCCAATTGCAGAATAAGCATAAAGCGGCGGGCACCCTGAACAGCGAAGCCTACACAGAGGAAGTGAATGCAGCCCAAGCGCATTATGATAAGCAACTGGAGGATAACGAAAAATTTTATGGGCAATCCGTTTCCCTGCTGATGGAAAGCGCCAAGGAATGGGTGGGCGTGGATGCCAAGCGATGGAACCAGGCGGAAGAAAGGGCCAAAAAATCCCGGCAGGAATTGGCCTACTGGCTTTCCCAGATTGATTCTGATAATGCCAACGCATTTTTGTCCATGTATCACACCACCGTAAAAACGGGTGGCAAAATCTCCAAGGAAACCCGGGATATTGCGAGCGACATGGTTATGTCCTTCAACGGCATGCCCAAGGATATGGAAGATCAGGCGCATGCTGCATTGATGGGCATGATCGTGGGCATGGAGGAAGAGATTCCGCAGCTCAAGCATGCGTCCGAAATGACCGCCCAGGAAATTGTGGATGTGCTTTCCAAAGAATTGGAAATCAATTCCCCTTCCCGCGTGACGAAACGCATTGGCGGCTATGTAGTGGAGGGCCTGGGGAACGGCATGACCGAAAAAGAAAACTGGCTGCAAAGCCGGGTGGGCGGCTTCCTTGGCCGCACCCTGGACTTTTTCAAGAATGCCCTGGGTATCCATTCGCCGTCCAAGGAAACGGAATGGATGGGCGAAATGTTCGCCGCTGGCCTGGTGAAAGGCATTGAAAGCGGCAAGCGGGATGTGCAATCCGCCATCGAGGGCCTGACCGCTTCCAGCCTGGACGGGGCAAGCGTGGGCCTGAATGGCCCCCATGGCACCGGCGCGGCAGGCGGGAAAAGCATTGTTTTCACGCAAAACAATTACAGCCCCAAGGCCCTTTCCCGCCGTGAAATCTACCGCCAGACCCACAACATCCTGGCATATGCTGGAGGCGAATAATTATGTTTACTTTGACCGCTGAACGCCCGGACGGGCAGCGCCTCACCCTGACCGAGTATAGGAGCGCTTTTTCCGTTACCTATACCGGCCTGGGGCCGGTGGCCGCTGATGTGAACACCACCAGCCTGGGCATGGTGGACGGGGAGAAATACAATTCCGCCCGCGTGGGCAGGCGGAATGTGGTGCTGACCGTCACCATTTCCGGCAACGTGGAGCAAAACCGCATCCGGCTTTATCGGTTTTTCAGCCCGAAAATGCATGTAAAGCTGTATTACAAAAACGGGGCCCGGGAAGTATACACCGAGGGCGTGGTGGAGGCATTCGAGTGTGACCAATTCACGGCCATGCAGCGGGCTCAAATTTCCATCATTTGCCCGCAGCCCTATCTGATCGGCGCAGAAGAAATTGTGAAGGATATTTCTGGGGTGCTGGCCCTGTTTGAATTTCCCTTCTCCATTGCGGAAGCAGGGCAGGAATTTTCCCGCCTTTCTGCGGAAGAATATGCCATCCTGGAAAACGGCGGGGATGTGGCCACGGGCTTTATCATTGAGGTATTCGCCCGATCCACAGTCACCGGCCCCGTGATCTATAACGCCATTACCAACGAGGCCATGCGCATCACCGGCACCCTGGAGGAAGGGCACACCCTGACCATCAACACCAGCCCGGGCGGCAAGAAAATCACCATCACCAGCCCCACGGGCCAGGTGACAAATGCCCTGTATCGCAAGCAGGCGGGCGGCACATGGCTGCAATTGCAGCCCGGGCAAAATTACATTGCCTATGCTGCCCAATCCGGCGCGGAGGCCATGCTGGTGACGCTGCGCCATAATAATCTATTCGTGGGGGTGTAAAATGGATTTTAATATTCACGATCAAACCGGCACCTGGGTGGGCATCGTGGAAAATCCCGCTTCCGCGATCTGGACGCGCCGCTATCAGCAGCCCGGGGATTTTGAATTATACATGCCCGCCACGGCGGATATGCTGGCCCTGCTGGCTGCCGATTGCTACATTACCCGGGATGATGCCCCGGAGGTTATGCTGATTGAGCATGTGGAGATCAAGACGGACGCGGACGAGGGAAATTATATCCTGGTTTCCGGGCGCGGTGCAGAATGCTTGACAGATCGGCGCATCATATGGCAGCAGACCGCCGTATCTGGCCGCGTTGATCTGGCCATGTATCGCCTGGCCCAGGAAAATGCCATTTCCCCCGCCATCGCCGCCCGGGCCCTGCCCTTGACCATGGAAGCGCCCCAGGCCGGTGTAATCCCCGTCACCTGGGAGCAAGGTACCATCAACACAACCGGAGGCGTGGAGGGCGAAAGCACCACCCGCTGCCGGATGGTGGGCCATGTCAAGATCGGCAGCGGCCTGCATATCACCGTACCAGATGGCATGCGCATCCACCTGTATTACTACGATGCAGCGGGGGCATATATTGGCTATTCCGGCTGGCATTCCGTCACCGGCTACACCATCACCCCCAGCAACTACACGGGCGCGGCGTATGTGCGCGTCATTACATCCTATGAGGACAGCGCCGCCATCAATCCAAGCGCCGCCGCCCAGGTGCGTATCTGGCACGGCATTTCTGCCCAGTACACGGGCGCGGGCCTGCTGGAAACCTGGCAGAATATTTGCAAGGCCCACGGCCTGGGCTTCCGGGCCGTCACGGCAGAACATGGGATCATCACCCCGGCCCTGGAGATCATCGA